CCACGGAATCCTTTGACCGCGTGCCAGTTCAAGTTATAGAGTCCGTGGTCGCCCAAACAGATCCGCTTGAAATCAGCTTCCAGGGAGGCTTGGTAAGCCACAGCTTCTGACCAAATGTCGATGTTGCTGCCACTGGGGAAATACTGGTTGCCATCTTTATTTACGATTCCCCACTCATAGCACATTTCCATCAGAGATTCTAGTTTTTCTAGATTCCCCATGATGCGGATGCGTTTGCAATCAATAATGTGAATTTTGTTTCCTGCGCGGCCACCCAGCACCATGACCGTGTAATCGTTTCTTTCTCTAACGCCAGCGGAGAGATCTACGCCAATTCCCAACGAATCAAAATCAGTAGGAATTTGACCTTTAACAATTAAATCCGGTGAAATAGATAGTTCACTTGTTTGGACAACTTGGTTTTGATATTGGAAACTAAAGCTGATGGGGGCTTGACGACGCCGATCTTGAAGGTACTCCAACGACCACATATCGGGCCAATAGGAAATTTCATCTCCGTGAGCATCAATAGTGATTGCGGATTGAACGATTTGAATCCAGTCATTTGCAGGAACAAAGGTGGTGCTGTGAATGTCGTCGTGGCGAAACCTGGTGCCCAGACAAATTGCACGACCGCCTTCAAACATAGTAGGAACAATAACTGAGTTCCAGTTATCTTCCATCATTTGACGGATGTCGCGGTTTTTAATATCGTCACTTGACTTAATACAGTCATCAATGATACATAAGTGGCTGCGTTTAGAGGTCACTGCACCTTTAAGACCTGCACAACAAACAGTAAATTCTTCTTCACCAGTGGATTTAATGCCTGCAAATTTCCAATCAATGCTCCAGTATTCGTTGGAGTTGATGCCCTTGGCAATTTTTACTGTTGGGAAAATTTCCCTATAGGCTTTACTTTCTTCAATGATGCGTTTAATGGCTGCACTCTTAGGCCGCGCAACATCAACGGTATAAGAAATGTAAAGAATTTTTAACGGTTTTTTGTGAAGAGCGTGAACACCGATTGCCCACGCTGTGTATAAACCAAGGACGGTGCTTTTTGCGCTTCCCCTTGGAGCCAAGATATCAATATTTGGTCCACCAATACCAATTAAACACTCAGTATCTTCGTCAGTGCAAAGGTAACGGTGCCATTCTTTATGATGTGCAGCAGGAGGTTTATCTCCAACAACATCACAAAAATAAGCGAAATCAGTGCGCGCTCTTTCAAGATCAATGCCGGTGGATTTTTTAACAACTTGTTGTTTTGCCGCAGCACGTGCTGTTCTGCGGTAAACGCTATAGATACTGGTGCCTGCCATGCGCTTACCTTAGCGCACTAAACCCTAGGATTCTTCTTGCAGGATCTTTGTCCACACACCCATTGAGGCTTCCTGAAGTGGGCCTTCGATTGGGTCGTCGCGGAAGATCAAAAGCATCTCCCTAAGGGCGCGGTCGGCACCAGCAAGGATCAAGCCTTGTTTGTCCGTCAGGTGCTTCTCATCGTTTAACTGTTTGATGGATCCGCGAAGCTCCTTTTGCAGCATGGCAATCCGAGCTGCACCCATGTCTTGCTTAATCATGCCAAGGTCAATGGCATCACGAAGTTTGGAGATGTCCTGCTGCATGGCATCAATCTCCATTTCCAAAATTGCGTTGAAATTCCGTTTCTTAAATTCTTTTTTAGACCACTCGTCGCACTCTACAATTGTCCCTGTAAACCCGAGGAATCGGGAGTACAAGTACATTTGTATTGGAGAACTGACTTGTTTGCAAAAAGAAAGAAAGGATTCCCGGTCTTTTTCAGTTAAAGACCTGACCCAGGTTTGCATTAGTAAGTGAGAACGCTAGGTTATTGTACCAGGCCAGGTTGAGCAGAACTTGGTTGAGATGAAACAGGTCCGCCACTGGCAACACGATACGCGTCCTGAGACCAGTCGCGTTGGCGACCCATGACGTAATTTTGCTGCATGTTTTGTTGAAGATTTGTTTTACGTGTTTGTTCACCTTGGGTTTGATAGCCTAGACGCTGCTGCTCACCGGTTGCAGCGGCAGTTGCCTGGTCTTGCTCACCTTGCGCGGCAATAGTTGCGCGCGTCTCTGCGCCCGTAGCTTGTGTCTGGCGAATGTCTTCGGTCGTAAAGAAATCTTTATTTTGTTGGTCCAGTTGGGCGCCAAGGGTCATGTTTAGGCGGCTTTGTGCACCGCTTACTTCGTTCAAAGCGGTCTGTGTTTGTAGCGCTTGCGAGGGATCAGGTGTTGGCGGCGGCGGGGGAGGCGGCGGCGGCGCGTACGTAACACTTGGAGAACTACTTCCCATGACAGTAAGTTTCTTTAATTACTAGTATAACAACAGGTCAAGACATGGCAAACATTTTGCCAACATAATTTTTAGCAAAATCTTTAGCAGCATTTGCTTGGGCGGACATACCCAAAGCGCGTCGATATACTGCGTCGGAAGCTGATGAAAGCTGCGACTGCTTGGACGCCATGATGTTTTGGATGTTTGAAGGAAGACCTTCTTTAAAGCTGGCAAACTTTTCGCTTGCTGCTAAATTGCGTGCAGTTGCTTGTGCACTAGCAGCACTCAACATTGGAAACGCGTCTGCCATTTCCTGGCGAGAAAGCTGCGCCTGCAGTTGGGCGTTTTGAAACGCTTCCTGCATGCGGCCAGGTCTTGCAGCATCGTTTATCTGTTGAATCGCTGCGTAATTTTTTAAAAGTTCTGGAGTATCTACCGAAGAGATGTATGGTATCGTTGTGCTAGGGTCGCTTCCCGAAGTTGTGTAAGTTGTGGGAACAACAGGGGAAGACGAGCTGTCATATTGGTTTTTCCATACGGAAGGATCTAAAAAACTTCCGTCAGTAAATGTTGAAGAGTAATTAGAAAAATCCACAATTTACTGATACTGGTATTGTGAAGTCAATGCGCTGCCAAGTTGTTGGGCCGCTGTACGTCCAATTTGCTGAGCATTCGCGGCACTGGTTTGAATCAGATTAGCGTTTGTCGCAATATTTTGACGAATCTGCGCAGCTGCCATGTTGCGGTCCATTTCGTCTTTCTGGAACTGCGAGACCAGGGGACGGTAAGCCAACATATCTTGAACGTTTTGAGCACGCTCTAAACCACGTTCTAACACTTCCCCTGTGCGAGCAACGGCGGGTACACCGGTCAGCTCTTCTTGCATTGTCATGGGATGATCCAAATCTTGAGAATATTTAGAAACGGCAGAAGTTTTATCCAATTGTCGTTGAAGATCGTCTATCTTCATCTGCTGTTGTTGAAGCAGTGTTGCGGTACCACCTAAAGCTGGATTAACAGCGCCTTTTAATGCGCCGATGGCATTGGCACCCATTTGACCAATTGCGAGCGCTGAAGCAATTCCTGGTAAAGCCGGTGAAGCAAGCAACGTGCCGGCCATCCTAAATAAATCTGGATTCATAATCAATGCCTCTTAGTAGTTATTTTAATAGAGATAAGCTTTAACCGAGCGAACTAGCTGCTCCAAGACCTGCTGCAATAAATGGTCCGACTCCAGGGATGGGAGCCGCGGCCATCGCCAACGCCCCGGTAACCTTACTAAAGGTGCTTTGGTGGCCAGGAATCGTAAAGGGCTGGAATGTTTGGGGATAAACAAAAGTTAAGTCCCCTTGAGCTTGTGAAGTTCCTCCACTAACGGCTAAATTGTTACGACCACCGTAAGGGTTATTAGGATCAGTATTGTAACGATCTTTATTTAAGTTAGTTAAAGAGCTGCTAAAAATTTTTGCAAAATCACCGGCCATCCGAGGACCAGCACCAGAGCCCGAGGGAGCTGCTGAGGGGGTATAACTGTTTTGGTATAGTTTGCTGTAATCAGTGCTTAAAGGCGTGTTAAACGCTGTTGACCAATCTTTAGCACTGGAAGAAGAATAACCGCCCCCAGGGGGTGTGAAATTGTTAGATGCAGTGTAATCATATTTAACACCTGTAGGATTATAGTTAACAGAGTCTGACCAACTGGGCATCGAAGCCGACGGTACGTTTGAGCTACCAGAGGAACCGCTAGAACTTTGTCCCATTGTCTTTACTTAACGTGAGGTGCGAGTTGTTGCCAGCTCTGGGCGCCAGGGAGTCCTAAGGCTGTGCTAGCTTGTTCTAAAGAACCGTGTTTGTGCTTTAGATATTCTACAGGATTCTCTTTTTTAAGGCGATTTTCTGCAGATTTTTGAAATAATTTTTTTGCAACATAAGCAGTACCCAAGGCCGCCGCTGTGCCAGCTAGGGCCACGCCAGCAATTGTGGCGGTACTTGGAGTACTTACAGTAACTGGGCGATAAGTAGAACGTAGCTCTGCTTGGAGTTCATTAACTTGTGAACCCAGCTCACCGGCTTTAAATTTTGCACGTGTTAAACGATCTTGTAAATTTAAAGCTTTTTCAGGAATATTAAGGGCTTCAAGGCCTCCTTTCATTTTTCCCAGCAAGTTTTCTTTTTCTGCTGTAAGGCCTGCAATTCTCCCTTCTAAATATGAAATGTTTTCTTCTTTGGGGCTAAAAGAGACATCTTTTGGTTCCAATCCTGCTTTTACGCGCATTCTTGTTTCAAATTTTAAACTCTCTTTTAAACCCTGCCCTTCTTCAGTTTGGGGTTCAGGTAACTCAGGAATTTTCCCAGTGGCGCGTCCGTGTGCATATGTGTATTTATTGATATCATCAGTCAATTTGTTAAGATTTGCTCGATTTGAAAGAGTTTCTTTATGAACACGTAAAGCCGCCTGATCATCTGGAGAAGGGCCGTATTTATCTAAAGGTTTAACACCTTTTGCTTGCATCTCTCTTTGGACACGTTGAACAACTTGCTGTAGTTGTGCGTGTTTACTTTCAATTGGTTTTAATTGAGATTCAATTTTTACTCGTTCTGCTTTTACTTCAGGATCAAAAGAAGTGCTTTGCATTGTACGCGCCTCACGTAATTCTTGAGGAAGCGCGTGATAAGCGGCAACAGCTGTACCAAGACCTGCAGCAGTTCCTGCTAAACCGCTCAGAGTAACAGGAAAACCTTTTATGCGTAGTTCAGGATCATTAAGACCTTTAGCTGAGCCACGAACCAAACCGCCAACAGTAGTAAAAGATTGTCCTTCCGGATCAATTGCAATTAAGCTGCCCGGTTGTGGCTTGGCTTGCTCGTAACGGCGATATTGAACATAAGTAGAAGGCGCTACATCTGGACGTTCTTTTTTAAATTCTTGATAAGGTAAAAGTTGACTACGTTGTCCAAGTCCGTAACGAAGGGCTAGCTCCAGGGGTACAGACTGGGGTGTGCGTCCTGTTGGATCTTCTTCTTTTGATTTTGGTGCTACAGCTTTGTAACCAGGTGGACGAAGACCTTGCGAAATAGGTCCGCGAACTCCACTCAAAGCCATCAAACTTACTGGGACTGCAGCAGTAAGTACGGCGCCAGTAAGAGGATCAAGGCCGGCAGCTTGTGACACCGCCTTACCAATTTCTCCAGCCATGCGGGGGGCGTTGGTATACTTCCAAACTGAACTTAAAGATTTATTTGTTAAGACATCACCAACTGCTGTAGCAGTAACTTTTGCTGGTTCTTTTCCAATATTTTTTACAGAACCAATAACACTACCTTCGCCAGAACCGTAACCGTATTTACTTTGGTAAATAGTTGAACGAAGTTCGGAAGCTACCTTACCAACAAACTGTTGAGCCTTGGATAAGCTATTTGTTAAATAGTTAGTGTCAATATTTGGATTCATTTTGAATATGACGTGCTCGGTGTCATTGCTTTTAAAATATTTTGAAGGTCTGCACTGGGGTTCCTATGAATAACTGTTGTTACAGGGTTATGGTAATTTTTAG